CATACCTGTATTGCTTAAAGCAATCCAAGAACAACAAACATTAATAGAGTCATTAACGGCTCGTATAACAACCTTAGAAGGGTAACAGGAGCATAACATGGCAATATCATATAACTGGGACGTAAACACTGTAGACACTTACCCAACACTAGACAGCAACGCAGACGTTATCTATAACGTGCATTGGAGAATCACTGGCACAGACGATGCTAACAACGATGCAGACGGTAACGCTATCATTGGTTCTATCTACGGAACTCAATCCCTAGACACCGCAGACATCTCAAGCTTTACAAGCTTTGCAGACGTATCTGCTGCAACGGTACAAGGTTGGGTAGAAGCTGCAATGGGTGAAGACGAGGTACAAGCTAAGAAAGACAGCATTGATGCTCAAATAGCTTCACTTGTTACACCTACATCGGTGACTAAGACTTTAGTAGCATAATCTTAGGAGCATAACACATGGAAGTCTCCGCATACATTATTTGGAACGTTTTTATAACGCTTGTACTGGCTCCAATCTTTCATCAGATTAGACAAAACTCTGCAGAGATTAAAAGACTTAGTATTCTCCTCAATAGAACACGTGAAGAACTCGCAAAGGAATACGTAACCAAGTCAGAGTTGAAAGACGATATGAATTTAATTATGGACAGGATAGAAAAAATCAGTGAAAAGCTTGACAAACTGTTCGAAGTTAGGTAAAATGGTAGTAAAGAAGAAAAAAAATAAAACTAAGAAGTTTCCTGCTTCGACTTTAGTTATCTCTATTACTACTGTACCTTCAAAGCTTATGAAGAAATTAACACGTAGGAAGAAAAATGGCAATACATAAAAAGAAAAGAAATAAAAAGTACAAGGCTAAAACTAAAGCTGAACGCTATGACTACCGTACAGGTGGTGTAGTTCGTGCACAGTATGCTGAAGGTGATGAAGTTAATCTTAAAAATCAACAGGTTGGAAATGTAACACCTGCACCAACACCTGCTCCAAACAGAAATTTACCAACTGCTGAAGATTTTGAAGTAAATCCTAAACTTAGAAATTCTATGGCTGAAGATTTTGAAGTTCGTGGTGATAGAGGTACTCTTAACAATTTACCTGCCGGTGGTCCATATGGAGGTGGTCCCGGTTTTTATATTCCCGGTACTCCTGCACCGACTCCTGCACCTACACCATCTCCTGCTCAAGAAATGCAAGATGCTAAAACTACAGCAGAGCAAATAGCGGCTGGAGAAATTACACCTCCGCAAATAGCAGCACCTACGCCAGTAGAAGTAGGAGACTTAGGTGTAGCTAAAGAAGTAGCAGCTAGAGATGCTTTAGTAGCTGAAACTGCTGAAATGCCGACAGCTTCAGAAGCTGTAACCGCAGAAGCTGCACCGGCAGTAGCTGCTCCTGAACCACTAACTGCTGCACAGATAGAAGCAGCACAGATTACAGAAGCTCCTGAAGTTGCTGTAGCTGAAGGTGAAGTAAGAGATGAAGCATTAGCAGAAGCTGCAAAAGTAGAACGTGTAGCTCCAATAGAAGCAGCTACAGTTGAAATTATTCCCGGTGCATTAACTGAAAGAGTTGTAGGAACTATTAGCCCTACAGCTATGGCTGAAGCTGCTCAAGTAGCTGGTACAACTTTAGCACGTGTTACAAGGGCTAAGAAACAATTAAGAAATGCTGGTGTTAGTGAAGAAGACATAGCAACACTTGGTAACGACCCTGAAAGTCTAGAAGATAGACTGATGGATTTAACCGAAGCTCAACGGGGAGTCATTGCTGGTCTTCCAGAAGAAGCTTTAGTCTCAAATCAATTAGATAGCTTACTAAAAGGTATTGAAGAGGGTGAGATTCCTACATGGGCTAGACCCGCTGTAGCATCCGTAGAAGCGATGTTAGCACAGCGTGGTATGTCAGCCTCTACTGTAGGAAGAGATGCCTTGCTCAATGCTATTATACAATCTGCTGTTCCTCTAGCACAGTCTAACGCACAAGCGATACAACAAAGTGTAGGACAACAGAAATCTATTGAGGCTCAAGCTGAAATACAAAATGCTCAGTTTAGACAACAGACAGCACTTGATAACGCTGGTAAAGTTTTTCAAATGGACATGGCTCAGTTTAGTGCTGACCAGCAAACAGCTTTATCTAACAGTAAGTTTTTACAGACTGTAGCTTTAACTGAAGCTAATAACAGACAACAAGCAACAATTCAAAATGCTGTGCTTATGTCTCAAGCTAATCTAGCTGAAGCAGACTTTTATCAGAAAGCTCAAATAAATAATGCTAATGCTTTTTTACAAACAGACTTAACAAATCTTAACAATCAGCAACAAGCTAATGTGTTAAAAGCTCAACAAGCTCAACAAACGTTATTAAGTAATCAGTCTGCTCAGAATGCTGCAAGACAATTTAATGCTGCTAGTGAGAATCAAACACAACAGTTTATGTCAAGTTTAGCTACACAAGTAGAACAGTTTAACGTACAACAAACTAACGCTATGGCTCAGTTTAATACTCAACAAATTAATGCAAGACAAGCGTTACAGTTTCAGGCAGAAGTAGATGTTAACAAAGCTAACGCTGCAATGGCTAATCAAATTAATCAATTTAACGAACAAGTTGCTTTTGATAGAGATAAGTTTAATGTAGCTAACGCACAAGCCATTGAGCAATCTAATCTTGCTTGGAGAAGACAAGCTAATACTATTAACACTGCTGCTGCTAACCAAGTGGCTATGCAGAACTCACAGAATGCTTTTAACATGTCATCACAAGCACAAGCTTTCTTATGGCAAGAGTTAAGAGATCAAGCAGATTTTAATTTCAGAGCTGCTGAAGGAAAAGAAAATAGAGAAACACAACTCTATGCTACAGCGTTAGCAAACGAGACAAGCACTGCAGAGAATTTCAATTCATCTATTAGTGCTGTTGGTAATTTAATTAAAGCATTTAAAAACGGGTAAGAAATATTATGGGATTATTTAGTAAATTAAAAAAGGGTTTAAAAAGCATTGTTAAATCTGTTAGCAAAGGAATTAAAAAAGTTGCCAAAGGTATTGGTAAAGTTATGGGTAAAATTGCTAAACCCTTTGCAAAGTTTGGAATCCTTGGTCAAATTGCTTTAAGCTTTATTATGCCGTGGGCAGTTGGCGGTATAATGAAAGGCATGGGCTATCTTGCTTCTAGTTCTTTTGGAACTTTTGCAGGTAAATTAGCTGCTGACGGTAATTTATTTATTAAAGCTGCGGGTAAACTTGCACAAGGCATTAACTATGGAGCTGCTGCAGTTAACAAAGCTTATACTTTTGTAAGTGATGGTATTTCTAGAGGGCTTGACTGGGTTGGGCAACAAGGAGTTAAGCTTAAGAAAGGTATTACAAATACATTTGATGGAGCTAAAGAATGGATAATGGGTCCTGCAGATGCTTTGCCAGTAACTGCTCCGTCAGTAAGTGACTTAGCAGATTTTGAAAGTATGGGAATTGATAAATTAAATTTAGAAAAAAGTGCAGCCTCAGCCATCGAAACAACAGCTGTAGCACCTCCGGTTGTAAAGTATGGAGATGCTTTAAATGCTGCAGAGAAAGCAAAATATGCTTCTAGTTTACCTGAAGCGAATTTATTAAGTCAGCACGGTAAGAAATTAATTAGTGGGGGCACAGAAGCAGCTAAGAAAGTATTTACCGTAGACACAGCTAAAAATGAAATAGTTAAAGCTGCAGATGCACAAACAGCTGCAAGTACACCGTCTTATGAAGAAGGTCCTACAGTATCTTATCTTGAACAGCCTTTAAGTAAAATTAGTCAGGACTATGACTTCTCAATTAAAGCTGCTGGTGGACAATACATGAGTCCATTAGATTCTGCATTGATTATGGAACAGTACAAATATATTTAAAAAATTATGAAACCAATACAATACGAACAAGAAGGTCTAGAAGTACTAGGTCAAATGCAACGACCAGTGCCCGGACAAAGCCTTACAAGCGACCCTGACTCTCCTAGACCCTTTGAAAGGGCACCAGAGTTTACAGAGATACAACCAGCTATTGAATCCTTGTACATAAGTTTAACTGAAGAAGATGCTTACTCAGCTCTTGTTGACATTATAGATGCAGACAACACGATTGCTGAAGCTGCTCAAATTATACTATATGCGGGTTTTGAAGAAGGTTCATGGAACCCTGATTTAATGACACTACTCATTGAGCCAACGATGTATTTAATTATGGCATTGGTTGAACGAGCAGGAAGATTAGAATACAAAATAGATAGAGAGCCTGATATAAAAGACGAAGAAGATAGGCAAGAAGAAGTCACAGCTATGGAAAAATTATTAAGCAAAGCTTCTGTTCAAGTTGAAGAAGATAAGGTTAGCGGTCTAAGGTCAGGCGTGTTACCAACTGATATTGAAAAGAAATTAAAAGAAATTAAAGTGCCTGAAAGTTTATTGGCACCTAAGAACACAGAGGAAGTATAATGGCAATTAAATCATTAGGAGAATCTTTACTATCTTCAGCTAAGAAAAAAGCTAAACGTGGACAGAAGCTTGGACAACTAGCTGGACTTGCTATGATTGGTATGAACATAGCTAATCGTAATATACGCAATAAAGCTATGCAACGAGCTGATGAATGGAACAATAGTTTTACTCCTTTGAAGAAAATGTATGAAGGAGAGTTTGCCAGAATAGGAGAGGCTAAATCTTTATACGATACCTACGGAACTGTAGCTGGAGGACATGTTAATAAATTTGTTAATGATAGAGCAGCAACATTAAGAACACTATTTACTGGACAAGACTTTGATGATGCTGCTATACGTGCACAAGCTGTTGAAGATACTAAAGATGAAATAATGCAGTATGAAGAACAAATAAAACAATATAAACCTTATTTTAATATTAAGCAAGAAGAGTTTATTAAGCAAGTGGAGGATGTACAGAAGAAAGGAGTTAAAACAATATCAGATGATAACTTAGCAAAGCTGATAGGTCGTAAGTTTTTTGATACAACTGCAGGTAAAACTATTGCACAGAAAATTAAAGTATCAGATAACAACTTTATCACTTTAGATACTCCTCAAGAATTGTATAATGCTATAGACTTAACATTTTTAAATGCTTTAGAGGGTATAGAGCAAAGAAAAATGAAAGTCTCAGAAATAAACATTGTTAATGAAGACTATACAGACCCAAAAGATTTTAAAATTTTAAGTGATAAAGTTTTAAAAGTTAAACCTGTCGGTAAATTAACAGACAAAACTTTAGAAGCAATTCAAAAAATAACTTTTAAATATCAAGATAAAGAAGGTAAGCTTACAAACATTCCTACCAAAATAAATAATCCTAGTTATATTGATACTTTAATTGTTTCAAACGGAGACAACGAGTTTCCTATAGATGTACAAGTAATGTTAGAACTTCTTGAAAAAACTATTGACGGTAAAGAAAACTTAGACCCTTCTAAAAATAATAAAACTGATAAAGACACTTTCTTAAAAAAAGTTGGAATGTTATCTCAAGCTGAAGAACTTAAATTTATACAAAATAATCCAAACATACCAATAACTCAATCAGATAGAGAGCAGTTTGCAGCTAATGCATTTGTAACTGCTACTAAAGAGTTTGAGATTGAACTGACTGAGCCGGGATTTTTGCCGGGATTTTTTACTGGTCCAAAACCAAAACGACTTTACAAAGTTGTAGATGTTGAGGATGATTCTAAATCTTTTGATAAAGTTCAATTTGAAGAGTTAGTTCTTAACGACCCAAATTTTCAAACTTTACCTCAGGAAGAAAAAGAAAAAATATTTTTTAATTTAAAAGTTGAGTATCCTTCATCTGTTACAGAAATAAATGAACTAAGATCACAAGTCTTAGAACCTAAAACATTAGAAGAAAATATACAAGAAACTATGTCTACAGTTGTAGATACAAAACCAATAGACGTGTCTACGAATACAGACGAGCCAGTTGAGTTAGAGCCTAATGCGACTCCAATTCCTACTCCAAGCCCAACACCAGCTCCTACACCAGCACCTAAAGATTCTTTACTTTCTCCTAATATACCCACACAAGCAGAACTTGTAAAAGATTTTGAAATCTTAGGAGCTGATAAAATGTCTTCAGAAGAAATTGATGCTCGTTTAAACGAGATGATAAATCAGAAAGATGATTTTACAACTGACGAATATATTAAGCTTATTACTTATTTAAACTCTAAACAGGGAATAATGCCACAAGCAACAAGTTTATTAGAGCCTACTCCTGAACTGACAGATTCAGAGATTATTGCAAATGCTTTGAAAGGTTCAGGCACAGGTAGAAATCCTTTAGAAGTTATAGACGACATGAACATACGCAACCAAATCAAAGGAACAAACTTAGGCTTAAAAACTTTACAAAGAGATACTTCAACTGCAAGACAAGCTATTGCTATGTCTGGGTTATTACGTACTAAAGACTTTGTAGAGTTTTTAGAATCTGAAGGTACTACGAAAGAAGAATTTAATACGACAACTAAAGATTATGTACTCAATATATTTAATAAGTATTTAAAACAACTTCAATCTAAATAGGAAACTAAATGGCACCTGAAACAGAATACAATTCTGAGTATTTTTTAAACCGCTACAGAGATAGAGTTAATCTTGTAGAGGAGGAAGAAGAGAAAGAAAAAGAGGAAGATGAAAAGGTGTATAGCTCTGACTATTTTATAAATAAGTACAGGTCTCAAGCTAATCCTGTTAGTCAAGAAGAAATAGACCTTCAAGAAAAAGAACGATTAGTAGATGAAAGAGAGCAACTAGAGCAAAGAGTTTTAGAAGAAACAATAGAATTAGAAGAAGAACTAGAGCCTAAAGAAGTAGTTTCTGAAATAGAGCCAGTATATAATTCTAAATATTTTATTAATAAATATAAATCAAACTTAAAAGTTAAACCTACGACAGAACTTGCTAGTGGTGTAGAACCTACAACATCTCAAAAACTAGAACTTGGTGGTAGATTAGAAAGATACACACTAGGAAATATTTTAAGAACTGCTCAAGCTGGATTATTAACTATTTCAAATAATAAATCATTTAAAGAAAATATTAAAGAAATAGAAACTGAAAGAACAGAAAAAATATTTGACTATATGAGTGAAAAGTATGGTGTAGATTTTAGACAATATCAAAATGATGCTGCTGTTATAACAGGCAGAGTAGGTGTTGCTGTTGCAGACCCAGTTACATTTTTTATACCTTGGGCAAAAATTGCCAAAGCTGGTAAAATAACTGCAACTGCTGCAGGTGCTGGTATTGGTGCAACTGATATGGCACTATATGAATATGCTGCTTATGGAGAAATAAATCCTAATAATGTATTATTTGGTGCAGCAGCAGGTGGAGCTAGTTCATTGATTGGTGCAGCAGTAGCTAATAGATTACCTTCTGTAGCTGACGATACCATAAACTTAGGTAAAATAGATAGTCCTGATGCAGATACTGTAGTTAAAAGCACGGTAAAAGATGAAGCTGTTATCAATTTAGAGGGTCAAGATTTAGAAGCTTTAAAAACAGTTCTTCCAATTGTTATGAAAAACAAAGTTACAATAATTGACAATTTAGAACCTACATTAGCTTTACATAAAATGGCTGCTCAAGCTAGAAACGACATTAAAGAATTTCAAACTTTAAAAACAGAAGGTCAAATTCTTTGGGACCCTAAAAAAAGAGAGTGGAATTTTACAGCAGAAACAAAAATTAATAAAAAAGACTTTGATATTTTAAACGAAAAAAGAAAACAAGCACAGAAATTTTTAAAAGATGATTTATTAGACTACTATGTTAAACTATCAGAAGGTACGGGAGAAATAGTAGATGGTACATTTAAAGAAACTATAAAACAAGGCTTTGAAATTACAGATAGTTTAATGCAAAAAGTATTGAATGAAACTTTTAGACCTCTGTTTGGAGGAGGAGTTGGTTTTACTGCCGGTACATTTATAGGTGATGAAGACGATGCTATTAATTATAGCTTGATGGGAGCAGGAATGACCTTCGGTGTTGTTTATAATCGTATTAAAGATGCTCCATACTTAAGACAGGGACAGAAAGAAAAAGCTTTTGGTCTTATTGAAAACGAATCGATGAGAATGTTACATAACTTTTTAAAAATAAAAGGTTCTGGTACGACTGCTGCTAGAGGAATAAATCACGGAGCAGAAAACGAGATACTTGTTAGGTCTTTAGTACAGGTAATGGACGGTAAAAAGCTAAACAAAGTAAGTGCTGAAGAAGCCTCTGATTTATTAACATCAACATTTGGTGAGCAGATTGCCGAAGTAATTCAAAATGCTACTCAAATAGAAAGAACAGCAGCTACTAAAATTATAAAACAGTTAGGAACTAGAGAAGCAGTTCAAAAAGAATTTAAATTATCTACGGAAGCTATGACTAATGTAGACAATTTAATAGCGAATACTAACGAGTTTAAAAAATTCTTTAATGGTTCTTATGTGGACCCTGTTATTACATATAATAAAATTGATAACTACGACTTACCTCAAATATGGGACACAGCAGTTATCATGGGGAATAGAGTTGGAGCAGAAAAGGCTGTTAAAAAAGCTTTGGCAGCAGAGTTCCCAAAATGGAACGCAACTGCACTTAAACTAACAGGAGAAACTTCATTAGACAACGCTGCTGAAAGAATTGTAGCAGATGTATTAGGAGAAGTAACTGAGTCAGTATTTAAAAGACCCAAGACAAAAGCAGAAGTATTTGGAAACTTTGAAGCAATTCCACAATTAAAAAATTATCAACGTGAAAGAATATTTAAAAGTTTAAAAGCAAGGAAAGAGTTAGAGCCTTTTTTAAAACAAGACTTAAAAGATATTTTAGAGGACTGGGTAAGTAATACTGTTAAAGGAGTTGAGTTTGCTCGGCAAATGGGACAGAACGGAGAAATAGTAAATAAACTTGCTTACGGACTTAGACAAAAATTTAGAGACGGAGTAATTAGTGAGAAAGAATTAGATTCTAAATTACGTTTAATGAAGAACACAGTTCAAGCTTATTTTGGATTAGTTGGAAAAAGTGCTACTGACCCATTACAAAGTAACTTAGCTAAAGATGGGTTTGCTTTACTTACTTTTTTATCAAATACAACCATGTTGCCACGATCTATTATACCACAGTTAGGTGATTTTTTACAACCGTTTCAAAATAGTAAAGTTGGGTCGGCTGCAGCAGGGTTTGCAGATGCTTGGAAAAAAGACGGTATAGCTGCTCGATATGGTATTGGAGGCTCTAAAGCAAACACGATAGGTTCTACGGTTAATAAAGACATTGAAGGAGTATTTTCAGCCGGTCTACATCCAAGCACAACGTTCCAACAAAAACTTTCAGACTGGACTAAAACTTTTTTTAAAATAAATGGTATGGCTCCAGCAACTAATTTTGCAGCAAAAGTTGCTTTTAGTACTGGTATCAATGAAGTATTTGATATAGCTAAAAAAATTGGTAATAGAACTAAAATTAGTAGATCACTCCAAACTCAATTAAATTTTTATGGTGTAACTAAACAAGACCTAGAAGGTTTAAGAAAGTTTAAAACATTAGAAGAAGCTTTAGACTCTGCAAGTGGTCAAGCTACTTTAACTAAAGTGGGAATGAAAGCGTTTAAACGTGACGTAGGTTTACCCGGAATTGGTAACAGAATGATTTTTGCTCAAAGCAATAATCCAATGATTAAATCTGCTGGATTATTTTTATCATGGGCACAGTATAAAGTAGGTCAAATGAATGGGCTTATAAACAGGGTAGAAAACGGAGATTTAAAATTAGCTATAAAAATGTTAGGTACTATTGGTATATTTGGAGGGCTTCGAGAACTTCAAATAATGATGAGTCCTTCACGAGAGTACTATGCAGAAAAAGAACCTGAAAACTTTTCAGCAAAATGGTGGGGTCAAGCAGCAGGTTTGTCAGGTATCATTGATTGGAGAGCAGAGAAACTGTCTAGAGTATTTGGTTCATGGGCAGGAAGCCAACAAGGAACAGCAACATCAGCAATATCTCCGTTGTTTGGATTGTTGGATAAATGGTATAACAATATAGGTAAAACTTATAGAAACTTAGATGCTGGAGATTATGAAGGAGCAGCAGTATCTGCAATTAAGACAGTTCCATTAGGGTCAGAAGTTATTGATTACACAAACAGAATAAATGAATCGATTACAGGACAGCCACTCTTACAAGATGTTGAGAATAGGCAGCCTACTACTAGACCTACACTAACACAGTTTTCAAAAGGAGGACTAGTCGGTGAAGAAACTATTGAAGGTCCTCAAGTACCTTTTACACAGGATAATGCTGCTGATAGAATCAACCCCATCACAGGATTACCATACAATCAACCCCTTATTAAGTACCAATAATATGAACATAGAACAATGCAAAGCTGAAATCAAACGACACGAGGGCGAAGTCCTAGAAATCTATAACGACAGTTTAGGTTATAAGACTCTAGGAGTTGGTCATCTATGTCAGCCACAAGACGCTGAGTATGACTGGGAAATAGGTACACCTGTATCACAGGAAGTCGTAGACAGATATTATATGATAGACTTTGATAGGCATCATGCTGAAGCTATCCATGTCTTTGGAAGCTCAGAAGATTTTAATAAACTTCCAGAAGATATACAACGTGTGTTAGTGAACATGTGTTTTAACCTAGGTGGTACAAGACTTTCAAAGTTTCGTAACATGTTAAAAGCTTGTAGAGAACACAACTGGACTGAGATGGCTGCACAAATGGAAGACAGCAGGTGGTTTAAACAGGTTGGTAGACGAAGCATAGAGCTACAACAGTTAGTTTTAAATCTAGTATAATGCTATTGTACACTGAACAACAACTTGAACTAGCGTATAACATTTATAGAATGCACCAGATTGGAAGAGGATTAGCTTTTATGGAGCTAGAACATTTTAGAAATTTGTATGAAGAACTAATGGAGGATTTAGTATGAAAGGATTATTAACAAATATAATAGGTGCGGTAGCTCCAACGTTAGGTACTGCATTAGGTGGACCTATGGGTGGTATGGCTGCTAAAATGATTTCTGAGGTGTTAGGTGTTCCTAATAATTCAAAGGCTATCAATCAAGCTATGGCAGTAGCTACGCCTGAACAGATGCTACAGCTTAAACAAGCTGAACAAGCTTTTGAAGTACAGATGAAAGAACTAGAAGTCGATGTCTTTTCATTAGAAGTTGAAGACAAACAAGATGCACGTGGTAAGTTTAGTAAAGACTGGACTGCACGTATTATGGGCATTGCAGTAGTAGGTGGTTTTATGGGATACATATTTTTAGTAACTCTACAACCGCCAGAACAAAACAGCGAAGCATTAATTAACTTAGTGCTTGGTTATCTTGGTGGCTTGGCAAGTGCTGTAATATCTTTTTACTTTGGAGCTTCTAACACTTCTAAAGACTAATGGATGTAATTCAAGTTATACAAGAGTTAGGTTTTCCTATAGCTGCTGCTGTAGGTTTAGGTATGTTTGTTTGGAAATTAATCAACAGAATTATTGATGGTATGGAAACAAAACTAGATACTCTTGATGATAAACTAAATGGTTCGTTAGCTAACTTAGAAGATAGGTTAGGTACTAAGTTAGATTCACAACATGGCATACTTGTTGCATTAATAGATAGAGTAAGAAGCTTAGATAATGAAATCATAAGACAAGATACTATGATTAAAACTATACTAGGTGTGCCACAATTAATTAACAGTGATAAGATAGCAAAAGCAGACAGAGATGACCAACGAAAAGATTGATAAGAAAATATTACAAGTAGTTAATCTTTCTCCAAGTGAATCTTGGATAGAAAAAATTGTAGATATACATCCGATGAAACAAATTACTGTAGCTTCTATTGTACAAGTAGTTGTGTTTGGTTTTATGTTGTTAGCTTTCTGGGGTAACTCTAAACTCTTTGCAGATGAGATAGTATTTAAGTTTAAAAGTCCTAGCTTTAACGGTATTAATACTAGCTCACATTATCTTACTATTCAGAACCAAGAGTTCAATCGTAAAGAAGCATTGAAGGCAGAGATTAAGGCACTTCAAGACCAGATAGAAAGAGACAAAGAGAACACAACTCTTGCAAGATTTATAAGAAACTTAGAATCACGTATATACTCACAACTATCAAGACAGTTAGTAGAAAATTTATTTGGTGAGGTTCCTTCTGATAGTGGTACATTAACTTTAGAAGGCAATACAATTGTTTATAACGTAGAAGATGGAATAATAACTTTAACTATAACGGATAGTGATGGCAATACAACGACTATATCTTTGCCTGTTGGTAACTTTACTTTCTAGTTGTGCAGTAGTACAAGAGAGTGGAGATTTAGTTTTAACTAAAAAAGTCCAGTCTAGTTCTACATTAGATTTACAATCAGAAGAGTTAAAGAATTTACCACCAGCACAAGTAAGACCAACGATAGCTATATACCCTAATAGCTTTAGAGATTTAACAGGTCAGAGAAGAAGCAACAGTACCTTTGCTTTGTTTAGTACTGCTGTAACACAAGCACCTGAAGCTTTTCTTATTAGAGCTTTTAAGCATACAGCAGGTGGAAAGTTTTTTAGAGTTGTAGAACGTGTAGGTTTAGATGACCTAACAAAAGAAAGACAACTAATACGTAGTACACGTAAAGATTTTAAAGAAGATAATAAGATGCAACCACTATTATTTGCAGGGTTGTTAGTCCAAGGTGGAGTAATTAGTTATGAAGCTAATCTAAAATCTGGAGGTTCTGGTGCAAGGTACTTAGGTATTGGAACAAGTAAACAATTTAGGGAAGACACAGTTACTATATCTTTAAGGTTAGTATCTGTATCTACCGGTGAAGTTCTTATGGAAACATTAGTATCCAAAAGCATTTTATCTACAAGTGTTTCTCAAGATGTATTTCGTTTTATTGAAACTGGCACAGAGCTAGTAGAAATAGAAGGTGGTATATCAGAGAATGAAAGTGTTTCAATAGCTTTGCAAAAGGCTGTAGAAACTGGGGTATTAAACATAATCAATATTGGAATAGAGAGAGGCTATTGGAAATATGAAAACTTTAAAATTAATGAGCCTAATTGTACTGATGAATGTGTCAGTGCTATACGGGGCTGATAACGAAATATATATAGACCAGTCTGGTGCTACGTTTAATCTAGATGCTGAACAGTTAGGTTCAGGTAACATCATAGGTGGAGCTGATGCGATTGCTGGTACAATGACTGCATTAGATTTAGATGGTGGTACACAGACTATTGATATTAATCAAATAGGTTCAAGTAATAAATTCTTAGGTGATATTACTGCAGATAACTTTGTAGGTTTTTGGGAGTTTGATGGTTCTACTAACGTGTTTAACGTACAGATAGACCCTAATAATACTTACGGTGCTGATGGTTCTAATGTTAATGTAGATGTAACAGGCGGTACAAACACTTTTACACTTGACTTAGCTACAACATCTTTAGCAAGTAATGCAGATATTGATTGGATTATTAGTGGAGATGGTAATACATTTGATTTTAATATTAATAATTCTGATGCAACCAATGATGTAAATGTAGATGGTAACGATAACAATGTAAACTTTACAGGTCAAGGTTATGCAGGTGGTTACTTTAAATTAAATCAAACAGGCAATTCTAGAACATTTAACATACAACAACTGAGTACTTTAGACAATGACTGGTTACAAATTACATCTGATGGTTCTAGTGGCACTGTTTGTGTCGTTCAAAACGATGGGGGAACAGCAGTCGGTTGCTAATATAGGCAACATAACTGAACTAAACGGAACAGGTAGAGTTGTAAGAGAAGTCCCTAAAGACTTAGACGAAACTTTCCAAGCCTCTCTAGACCTAGACATCAACAGCTACGATAATGTCCAAACTTCTAATGGGAGATTGGGCATTACTTTTTTAGATGACAGTCAAGTTAGACTTACTGAACATTCTGAATTAATTATAGATGAATTTATCTATGACCCAGACCCTTCTAAGTCTAAGATGGCACTTCAGTTTGCTAGTGGTACTGCAAGATTTATCACAGGGAAACTAGCAACTATAGATAAAGAAAATATAACTATCAATACTCCAAGTGCTACGATTGGTATTCGTGGTACAGACTTTACTGTAACTGTAGATGAGTTAGGTAGAAGTCTAATTATATTATTACCAGACGATGACGGTCTGCCAAGTGGAGAGATAGTTGTCGCAACAGCTATGGGACAGGTAGTTCTTAACAAGCCTTACCAAGCTACAACAGTTTCTATGTTTGAAACTAAACCAACCAATCCAGTTATCCTTGACTTGACTCTTGAGTTAATTGATAACATGTTAATTGTAAATAAACCACAGGAAGTAAAAGAGGATGAAGGACAAGATGGAAGGAGCAACACTAATATTCTTGATGTTGATTTCCTTGAGTTTGATGATTTAGAAACGGACTATCTTGCAGAAGATGAGTTAGAGTTTACAGAATTAGACATTAATTATTTAGATGTAAACTTTCTTGAAGACTTGTTAGACATTATAGAAGATGTCAATGAGCTAGACCAGACTTCAACAATTTTAAAAACTGATATAGATTTAAAAGGTACTCAAATAGGATACGATAGTGAGACCCAGATAAATACTTTTATGACTGATAACGTCATAACATTTTATAAAGCTTTAGAAGATACCATTAAATTAGATTTAGATAAATCAAATGCTTACACTATTGTAATGATACAAAATGGTAAAAGTACACAGATAGTTGTCAACGGTGGTGGTAACTCTACCATAACTATAACACAAGGAGACTAACATGAAGTGGGCAATTACTTTATTAACTCTATTAACTTTACCTCTCCTCTTCAACAGTGTACCACTAGAAGTACTAAGACTCAAAACCTTTGATGCTCTTGTACCTGAACAAAGTCCAACCGGACACTTTACAATCCTCAACATAGACGAACAATTCCTAGATGAACAAGGTGGATATCCCCTACCTAGAGAAACACTTGCAAAGATTCATAATGATTTAATAGAAGCCGGTGCTTATGGCGTAGGATGGGTTATGTTATTTCCACATCCAGATAGAATGGGTGGAGATGATGAGTTCTCTAAAGCCTTACAAAGTTCTGCAAGTGTTATAGCTATGCCAGAAGTAAACAACAATAACTTCCCGGCAACACATGGTACAGTTATTAAAGGACCAATAGTATCTTTACCAAAAGCTCAAGGCTTTTTAGAGAACATAGATGTACTAAAACAATCAGCTAATCAAGGTGCTATCTCTGCACCAGTAGATGTAGATAATTTAGTAAGGCGTATACCTTTACTACAACAAACAGATAATGGGTGGGTTGCTTCTTTTGGAACGGAAGTTTTAAAAATACTAGGAGGGGGTCAAACTTATCAAATTAAAACCAACGAGAATGGGATTGAGAAAATTAGGGTGCAGGGGTTACCTCCTATTAATACTGATAGTTATGGACGTAAGTGGGTAAGCTGGGTTGATACACCACAAACTACACTACAAGAACTAGATGTTCTAGATAAGTTTGTGTTTGTTGGCTTCAACGCTAAAGGCATTTCTCCTCAAATTGCTACCCCTGTTGGACTCTTAGAGCCACACAAAATACAAGCAGCGTTAGCAGAAAGTATCTTGTTAGAGACACCACAAATTCCTGACTATAGACTGTTTCTTGAGTTACTTATTTTAGTACTCTCAGGCTTACTGACAGCCCTTGTAATCAATTATCTTGGTATCACTAAGGGCGTTAGTCTTTTTCTTGTTTTTGTAACAGGAGCAGGGTATCTTGAGTATCACTTTGTAACTCATAATTTACTCATAGATTTTACATGGAGTATGATAAGTATGACACTGATTGCTACCTTGCAGTTCTATTTAAATTTTAGAACTCAGTTTCAATTAAGACAACTTATCAAAAAACAATTTGAACACTACCTTGACCCAAGACAGGTCAAACGATTACAAGATAATCCCGAGCTTTTAAAGTTAGGCGGAGAAAGGAGAAGGTGTACGTTTTTATTTACAGACGTGAGAGGCTTTACAAGTTTGTCAGAGAGACTAGAGCCGGAAGAAGTAACAGAGATAATGAACAAGGCTTTAACCATTCAAGCCAACGCAGTGAAAGAGTACGGTGGCATGGTAGATAAATACATTGGTGATGCTATGATGGCAATCTTTAATGCCCCTATAGACTTAGAGAACCATGAGACCAGAGCCATCCAAACAGCCCTGAAAATAAAGGAAGATATGGCAGCAGCCAAGTTAGGAATTGAAATAGGTATTGGAATAAATACAGGAGAAGCAGTTGTGGGTAACATGGGAAGCGATACACGCTTTGATTACTCTGCAATTGGAGATGCTGTCAACCTAGCTGCTAGGCTAGAAAGCTCTACTAAAGAAGTGGGAGAAGACATTGTCATAGGTTATGAAACAATTAAGAACTGTGATATACCCCATAGAGAATTAGATTCTATCTTTGTTAAAGGAAAAGAAAAGCCCATTAAGATTTATACTATTTTAGAACATTAAGTTCTCGTTGAAAAAAAGAATGTAAGTCTCCAAGCTTAGTCTTTCCGTTACGTAAGATAGATTTTATTACATCTCTCTCATCTTTCGGGAAGATTTCATCTACCATATTCTCAGGTAACATACTAAACTCTGTAACGATTTCATTGTTACGTGTAAGAAGCACTTTAAAACTTACCAAGTTGGCTTCACTTTTGTTAATCATTTTATTTCTCCAAGTTTGTAAAAGTAATTTTATCTTGTCTACCACGTAGTCCTGCTTTCATATAAGAAGTTGCACGACCTTCAAAGAAGTTCTGATGTTCAACACCCATCACTTCATCTAACCACCCAAGAGGGTTATCTCTCTGGTCATAATTAGTTTTTAATCCAAGCTGTAGTAATCTTCTATCAGCTATGTATCTGTTGTAAGCATACATATCTTTCTTAGTAAGTCCTTCAAGGTCTCCCATATCAAACACTAGGTCTAAGAACTTGTCCTCAAGGTCTACCATCTGTCTACAGATTTCGTATAGCTCTGCTTTGAAATCATCTGTCCATATATCAAGGTTCTCTTGGATAAATTCCCTAAACAATTTAGTCATAGCTTCAACGTGCATTGACTCATCACGGATAGAGTAAGTAACAATCTGTCCCATACCTTTCATACGTCCGAAGCGTGGGAAGTTTAACAAGATTGCAAAGCTAGAGAACAACTGTAGTCCTTCTGTAAAGGCTGAGTANACTGCTAAAGTTTTTGCAATGCTTTTCTTATCAGCCTTAGTAGTCTTGATGTTATGTACATACTCGTGTTTGTTAGACATCTCTTCGTACTCTGCAAAGGCTTTGTATTCTATCTCAGGCATACCAACTGTATCAAGCAGTAAACTGTAAGCATGTTGATGAATTGATTCCATGTTTGCAAACGAACCCATCATCATCCTAGCTTCAGGCTTTCTAAAGATACGCATGTATCTATCAACATAACCTGCTCCTACATCTACATCAGACTGAGTAAACAATCTAAAGATTTGGGTGAGTAAGTTCTTTTCAGCCGGTGCTAGTTCCTGCCAATCTTTGACATCGGTGTGAAGTGGTACAGACTCAGGCATCCAATGCATTTGATTCTGTAGTACGTAGTAATCGAACATCCAAGGATTGTCGAAAGGTTTATAGTATTCTCTTGTATCTAATAGGCTCATNGTTATTTCTCGTTTAAGTGTGATTGACCGTACTGGTCGTTATATTTTTTAACCAAGTACTTAAGGTTGTTAAGTACATATCCTGCATAATTTTCTGTCTTAGCAAAAGGACTACTCGTTTCATCTAGGTAATCAACCCACATTCTACTTGTAAAACTTTTAAACTCTGACGTAAATATATTTTTAAATGCTTCTTGTTTCATAAATCTCCTAGTGCTGGTAAGTAAACTAAGACTTCAGCTTTACATTTAGGACAACTTAAATTGGTTTCCATAATGTAACCATCGTCTTCTTCTTCGAGGTCGATGTCTCCACCCCATATTAATTGTGTGTTACAGTGCCAACAGTTCATATTATCCCTCACACGCTATGCATTCAACTTCATCTAGCTTGATGCGTTGAACTTTGTTATTAACATTCTCTGCGTTTCTAGCAGCATTAGTTCTAAAGTAATACAAAGACTTAAGCTTATTTATTCCATACCAGTGTACATCATTGACGTACTGCATGTACTCATCGTGTACTTCCTGTGGCTCTGTGGCTGTAGGAATAGTAAAGAATAAATTAACTGACTGAGCCTGACAGATAAACTCTTGGCGTTTAGAAGCGTGTTCTACTATCCACATCTGGTCAATCTCGTTAGCAGTTTTAAATATTTCTTTCTCCTCATCGGTAAGAATATCTAGATGTTGGACTGAGCCTTCGTGTCCAGCTATGTCTTTCCATACTTCTTTAATCTGATCTTTGGTCAGCTTCTTACTAGCTAACAAGTCTTCTAAGTATCTGTTCTTTACTTGATACGAGCCTGAAAGAGTTTTGTGTGTATAAACGTTAGCCCTATACGGCTCAATCGAAGGAGATGTCCCACCACAAATAATACTAGAAGAGGCATTAGGAGCAACAGCGAGAAGATGAGCATTCCTCCTGCCACTACCGCTAACATCAGGTGCTTCTCCACGTTCGTCTGCAAGTCTTTCAGAAGCTCTGGTAGCCTGTACCTTAACATGTTTAAACGCTTTGTAATTGAAGCCCGTAGCATAGATACCTTCAAAAGGTAAGCTGCGTGATTGGAGATACGCATGGAAGCCCATCGCACCGAGACCGAGTGAACGCTCTCTGTAAGCAGAGTAGGCAGATTTAAGAAAGCCTTCTTTGCCCGGCTTAATATGTTTTTGGAATCGTTTAAAGTTTGCATTGTATTCTCCTAAGTTATCTGTGTCGACAGCATTGTCAATGTAATGTTGTAAAACATTGTCGAGCATGGTTATTAAATCTTGTATAAACATAGGGTTCTCTGACCAATCATCAAAGTGTTCTAAGTTTACACTGGACAAACAACACACGGCTGTTCGTTCTTCGTTAGTAGGTAGAGTTATTTCAGAACATAGGTTGCTCTGTTTAATCTCTAAGCCTAAAGATTTCTGTTCTTTAGGTAAAGCTTCATTACATGTATCAATGTTAATCATATAAGGCTCACCTGTTTCTGCTCTAGCGTTAATGATTTGCCACCATAAGTCTCTAGCATTAACCATTTTAACAGCTTCGTTAGACTTAGGGTCAATCAATCTCCATTCATCATCAGCTTCAACAGCCTGTAAGAAGTCGTTAGTAATGTTGACACCGTTATGAAGATTAAGATTCTTACGATTAATATCTCCACCGGATTCTTTACGCATGTTAATAAACTCTTCAATCTCTGGGTG